TTAATGTAAAACCATTACCGTCATTATTGATAATAGTGAAATGAACACCTGCACCTTGATTGTCGGGGATTGTAATAACAATGCTACTCCCTGTAACAAAAACATATCTACCTGCGTGGTCTGATTCGGTTAAAGTAGTAGAAGCGGTTAAAGCAACAACAGGTAGTCTTGTTGCAAGAAGGGTTTTAGTTGGGGCTACTACTAAATCATCATTTAAAATAGTAGTTCCTGTTACTTCCAATGTTGACGCAATAATAATATCATCTGCTAATTTATCACTATTAACTGCATCATCGGCAATATGTTGTGTTCCAATTCCATTATTTTTAACCCGCAGGGTATCGCTATTTGTTTCAATAGTAGAATCATCTACATTTACTGCTATTACTGCACTTGAAGCAGTAAGACCATCACCCGCAAACAAAGTTGCTATGTCATCAATTGACTCTTTATGTATGCCATTGTCTCCACTGTCATTAAATGCTATTGTATCTCCACTCGCAATTGCTTCAGCAGTTAAATTATTTATATCTAAACTTAGGCTTGGTGTTCCAGTTGTAGCACCACCCGCCAAACCACTATTAGAAGCAGTTGTAATTCCTTCAATATCACCACTACTTGAAGAAACAGCCGCCCAAGTTAAACCACCTGCCGCACCACTTTGGGCTTGTAGAAAATATCCGTTTGTTGGTGTATTAGAAACTTTAAGGTTGTCTTCATCAACAACATTAGAAGCAATAACAGTAGCACCATCGGCACTAGAAGTAACTTCGCCTGTATGGTTGGGGTGTTCATATTCTCTATCAATAATTAAATATCCATTAGTCAAGGAACTTCCATCCACTGAAAAAGAATCACTTATTGCATATAACATTACAGATTCTAGAGGTCTTAATTTTAAGTTGTTTACATCGGTTTGTCTATAATCCTCACCAACACGGTTATCCTCAAATTTATCCGAGGATTGAGTAGTTACTGTTAAATTAGAAGTATCTACATTTTTAATTATAATAACTCTACTTTCAATAGATACCGCCGCAGGTAGAGTAATGGTGTTACTATTACTAGAAGCATCCACTACAAGCAAAGAAGTGCTTCCATCATATTGCGTTACTCCCGAAGCACCTAAAGCCAATGCATTTTCTATTGAAACCAAACCCTCCACTACTAATAATTCTGGTTGAGCAGTTAATGTTCCGTCTCCATCGGAAGTTAGAACTCTATTAGCACCATCATTAGCAATAACTTCTGTTAAATCTAAATTAAGAGTAGTGGCGGCGGGATTATCCAAACCAGCACTTACGGTAATTTCTGTCAAATCTAAATTAATAGTAGCGGAATATGCTCCACTAGCAGTATTCGCTTCCGAAGCAATACCAATACCTGTTCCATCGGTTAAATCAACGCCAGTAATATCTCCTTGGGGTGCTAATGCGTTAATTTGAGCAACTGTAACTGATTTAATTACATCGGAAGCATTTGCGTCTTGAATAATAACTTTATCTGAACCATCTGCGGCGGGAGTAACACTCCCTATGCCGGAAATAAATAAACCGTCACTAGTTCCAGTAATTGAACTTACTTCAGTGTAAGCATTAGAGTTTTTATAAGCAATACTTACACTGTTTTCTGTTTTATCTGTTGTCAAATATTGAACATTTCTTGCGCCACTACTTGTAGTTGATGAGTATTCAACAATAGCAATAATAGTATCTCCCGAAGTATAGTCGGGAACTTTATTTGCGGCTGTTGGTTTTCTTATTAGAATGAAATTATTTTCATCAACTACAACAAGATGATAACCTTTATCGTATGTTGTAATTAATTCACTTGCATTAAATGTAAATGATGCAGAAGTTGTTCCTGTTTTATATTGAGCAACATATTTCTTTCCATCTCTAAGGTATGTTCCTGCTGATACTGCGACTGTTCCACCATTAGCCGTTGATTGAGTAATATCAAAATCATTTGAGTTGTTCTTAACTACTAGGTTTTGTCTTGCCATTTGAGAAAGACCTTTGATTAAACCAGTATGAGGAAAATCAGAAGCGTCAGTAATTCCGGCTAAAGAACCACCTTGTCCCATTGTTGAAATTTTGTGCGGGTTATTTTCTACCATTTTATTCCACCTCTAATACTAAAAATATTTCTATTTGTTCATTTGCTGCAAACGGGCCAACTCCTTCAAATGCTACTCTTGATAACATAAATGCTGCGGCATCGTCAAAAGAATCTCCCGAATCATCTGCGCCAAAACTTGCTTCTCGAATAACCTTACCTGTGATATTTGAACCTTCAACGGATAGTTTTATCTCAACAACATTATCATCGGAACGAGTTGCTACATATTGAGAAGGAGTAATATTTAAGGGAACATCTAAAGCAGTTGCGGCAGGACTTGTTGAATTGCCACCTAATCCTAAATCAGCAGAACCTTGATTTGTTCCATCAATTAATTCAACAATGTAAGCCGCAAGTTTGTTTCGTAATAAGTCAGTTATCAAAATTCTTCCTCCACTAAGTCAGTATAGGTGATTGATGCGCCACTTGTAAATCCAAGTGGGGTGCTTCCGGTATTTAACGCTGTCGTGAAACCAAGTGTAACTCCGCCAGTAGTGGTTCTTTTACGAACTAATAGGCGCATTGGTTTAATTTTAATCGAATCTAAGAACCCAAGACCGATGTTTGATTCATTAGATTTAGCATTTTGTTGAGTTTGGGCGGTGTTTATATCAATAGCCAATTCTGAAAATCTATCTTCCATCTGAGTATTATATTTTCCTAGTTCCAATTCCATTAAACCTGTAAGAGCATGGGTTATTTCTAGAACTAAATATTGGTTTCTAGGAATGTTTTCTTGTTTTATTTCCACTTCTACTATATCTCCGACCTTAAGTTGGCTTATATTAGCATGGCCTACTGTTACTCTAAGTTTGGTATTATCTCCAGAATGTAGTCTAAGAAGTTCCTTTGCTCTTGTATCTACTTCTTCTTGAGTGGTTAATTTTCTTTCAAACACTTTTAGTGATTTTCTACCTATTTTGTTAATGCTTCTCATATCTCTTCTTTTAGACTTATGTGATTTTCCGTGAACTATAATTTCATTGTATTCTTCAAAAGTGCTATCTAATAAATCGTATTCATATATTCTAATGTCTCCATTATCACTAATGAGTAGATTAGTATAAAAGTCAGAACTCTCTTTGTTTTTAATTGTGAATGTATCTTCTGTTTGAACTAAAGTTTTATCTTTCTTTTGCAATAAGAAGTTGATTGCTTCAAACAAACTCACCCCATCAAAATTAGGTGCTAAAAATAAAGGATAGTCCTCTCTTGTTATATCAAAAGAAGTGTTTTGTTCTTCAAATAACTCTTCTATTATATCTTCAGTTTCATTACAAATACTTACAACAGAACCAATCATAGCCCTTTTAGCATTAGTATCAATAGGAGATTCTCCACCAACTGTAATTGAAGTAATTTCGGAAACAGAAACTACTCCGAGAGTTTCTTGTATAGTATCAAATGAAATAGTATTCCCTATTACATTCCCTCCTTTTTTAACAAAGGAAAAATTAGTAGAGTAAGTATTATTTCCATCACTTACGCAAAAATTACCATTTTTGTTTTCTAACATATCGTCTAAACTTGCGGCTGGAACGATGTTTCTTTTTTGCCCAGAAGCATTTTCAATATCAATGACAACATACATTGAAAGAATACCCTCATTATTGCCTTGTAAAGTTCTATCTCCCGTTGCTTTATGTAAAGCATAGTTATTAGTTTGCTTATAAACATCATTAGCATAAGGCATTTTAGTGTAAGAGGAAGAAAGAGTATTCAATTCTATTTCCTTTGGGCTAAAATCATATGTGCAAGTGTGATTAGGTTGTAATATTCTATACCACGCGTTTGCTGTCAATTGTAAGTCAGTTACTATAATATGGGTTTCTGTTCCGTTACTATGGTCTATTTCATGTGAAATAACATAAGGTATATTTGCTTGTGCATTATTATTTAAACCGTAAGTTTCGGATAATGCAGCAGATATGCTAGCACTACTTCCTGTTGAGTCAATGTAAAACCCACCAGTTGCTAAATATGTTCCCGTCAAATTAACAAACTTTAGCCAAGAATATTCATCAGAAGCGGCTATATTATATCTAAAAATATCTTGATTTCCAATTGTTTTAGCAGTAGAAGAATAAGATGAAGGTGATTTTAGTCTTGGTTTAAATCCTAAAAATACTCCATCGGCTAGTTTATCTAAATCAGAACCACTTATTGCCGTTCCCCCTTGTGTTTCCACATTTGCGAAATTAGTGTTCAATGAATGTCCTATTATTCCATAAGTTTCACTTTCACTAGTAGCACTATCCTTGTGTTTAGTCGTTGCTTTAATGTGAGAACCAACCATTCCAGAAGAAACTAATTGAGTTCCGTCTTCTATTGAATACCTATCTAAGAAAATAGGTAGCCAATATTGCATAAATAAAGCATTACCATCAGCAGCCCCACTTCCATCAATGATTGGTATACCATCAAATAATTCTAGTAATTTAGAACTGTGAACATTGTCAGTGCCAGCAGAATCTATTAGTTCAAAATCTCCACCTATATTTACAGGATTAATTAAGTTGTGTTTTTTATTTGCATTAGAACTAGAAACTCCTAAATGTGTTCCAAAAGTGGCTTCCCATTCATTTTGTGAATATCCATTACCAGCACCATCCGAACTTGAAACACTATTTAAAACGACTCCTTTGTGCATATGAATTTCTTCGTGTCTTTTAACAAATGAATCTTTAACTCCAACTCCTGTAAATTTAGCCTCATTAGTATTAGTGATTTTATATATTGCATTAGTAGCAGTATTATGAGAAACTCCATCTGTATTATATCTATTTTCATGTAACAATACTATATTATCATCTGTTCCATCACTAGCCCCATCACAAACCCCAATAAATCTACCGTGACTATCTAATAGTAAATCACCATCAGCAACAGAAACATCACCTGTAAATGTCAAAAGTTTAAGGTTGCTATCTTGTGTTGCATGTAATGTTCCTAAATTTGAAGAATGGTCGTGTGAATAATAATAAAATATGGGTAGCGTTGTTTCTTTATCCGGTGGATTTTCTGGGTCAAATTGATTAAGAGTCCAGTCGAAACAAAGTTCAGTTAATCGCATCATACCAAATCTAGTTAAATCAGAAAGGTTTTTTTCGCTGGATAGTATCGAGGAAGAAGAATAGTCGCCATCCTTAAAAGAAATTCTATTTGTAACTACTCCTGAATTGTCCTTAGTTTCACTTGAATTGATGCTAGAATTTTGACTTAGTGCAAATATATTATAGTTTGTTATTTTTCTAGTTTGACTAGGGTATAAAAGACTATCCTTTCTAGTAGAAGAATATGGCTCTAAATCCGAGTTAATAAACAAAAACATTCTAGAAACCTTTTGGTCTGGTTGTAGTAAGAAATCTTTTACTGCAAATGGTGTTTTTTCATGTGTAGTAGAGGTTGAACTTTCGTGCTCTCTTGGTTCAAAGTGAAAATTAGTAAATGGTAATGAACCGCCATCTTTTACAACTTTAACATCAAAAAAATTAGAACCGCTTGGAGGTAAGTTTCCTCGACTCTCAATAAGAGTGTGTTTCCAACTATTTATATCAAACTTATCTGTTCCTATTATTTCTCTTTCTAATACGCTGTCAATATAGTGAGCAGGATTAAATTTGTAAGAAGAGGCATAATATGGGATTTTACTTAATTTTTTATTGTAAATTGATTTAAGTCCACTTATAGTAGTGATATTTGGCCTAATATGTGACACATTTCCTTTTTCCATATTAATAATTCTATAATAAGGACTTCCGAATCTATCTGAATTAGTTAAAGCATATGTTCCTCCGTTGTATAATAAAGGAAAATCTAAATGTAATGTTTCACTTGAGTTACCTCTTACTGAATTCAATAAGGCTATTACTTTACCACCATGTAAGTGTGCGCCATTGAGTAATGATAATTCATGTGTTAATTTACTGCTTTCAAAAATGCTTGAACTATGATAATCCGTTAATACTGAAACAGTAGAACCTTGTGAAGTAGTTACTTCTCTATCAAGATAAATATAAATGTCAGTTCCATTACTTTGTAAAACAGCAATAGTCATAAAACCAGCAAATATTTCATCTACATATATTGCGTTGCCATGATATTTTCTTGGTTTAGAATTTAAGGATAGAACTTTAGGAATAGAATTTAACAGTTCCGAAGTAGCAACAGTTGTTCTAATATACCTTTGTGATGTTATACCAGTTGAAACAGTTGCAAGTGAAGTGAAAGTAGTGTCTTGGGTATTACCATAATTAATATCTACTCTTCCAAGAGCCAAAGGTATATGGGGGGCTATTTCTATAACTTGGTTTCCATCTATTTCTTGAGTAGATAATATGTTAAAATCTATTAAAGTATTCACAGTATCAAAAGTAGCATAGGACTTACTAGAAGCATTATCATCTAATCTTGCTTGAAAAGGATTATCCGATTTTATGTTCTTTGCTTCACTTAAATAATATCCCCTCGCATTTGGATTGTCTGTATTTATTGATGAACCAACAAGGCTATCTCCCTCTACCCCTGCAACTAATTTATTTCCACTTTCAAAGAAAAGACCCTTATTTGCTGTTCCATAAAGGCTAGTTGCAGAAGAAACAAAGGAATTAGAAGAAAGGGCTTTGTTAAAAACAGTGTATTTTGTTGATGTCTTATATGCTGCTTTTGCAGCCACTTGAGCCTTTGAAAAATTAATGAACTCATAAGTTGTTCCACTACCCGATGCAATTTCTCCTAAGAACAAAATAGCACCACTTGTAGATTTAGCAAAAATTTTATCCCCGACTGACAAAGAATAACTACCTGATAACAATAAGTCATTATCATCAAAATTGGTAGTAGCATTAACCCCCAATGCTGTTAATTTATTATATGGGCTATTAGTAGAATAAATAATGTCTCTAGAAAACAATGTATTCTTTTCTATAATAGGGTCAAGTAATTCTCTTAACTTATCAGCACCATTGATAGTCATAATGGTTTGCCCATTATCTTTTTCTTGTTTTAATCGAGTAATTCTACCATTTAATTTTTCATTATATATGATATATTGTCCTGTCATTTTATCTAAAGCACTTATGTTATCGTAGCCTTGATTTTCAAAAGAAAGAGTAAGTAGTCCAGTTTCTCCAATATAGGAAGTAACTCCTACTTCCAGTAAAGAAAACTCATTACTAATTAAAGAAAGATATAAAGAGTCTTGTCTGCTGTCTAGCATTCTCATTCCCGTTAAAAGAGTGCTATCTAGTCTATTCCATGCTCTTCTGTAAATAATAGTATCTGCCGAAATATCATCTAAGTCAGTAGTTATACTAAAATTTAATTCTGATTCTAATCTACTATATCTACTAAATCTAATATCAGTTGCGCTTACTGCAACTATTACCATTACTCTTGAGTTTATTAAAACTTCATCATTGATATTTAAATAGGTAGTCAAATCAACTGGTGTGTTAATTGCATATTCTGATTGAGTGCTTACATTAGTGTCAGTAAATGAGCCAATACTAGCACCAAAAGAAACCCAGTCGTTAAAGTCACCCCTATGAACCATATGGCGAACTCTTAATGGGTCATAGGTATTTATTTTCTTAGAAAGTATTCTATAAGAATCTGCAATTTTAATTTCGGCATAACTGCTTTTTTTACCAATGGATTCTTCTAGTTCTAAATCTACAATATTGTTTGTTGAGTTATTTTTTGTTGGAGAATAATCGTAATGTAAGTATCTAATTGGGCCTTTAAACGAATAAGCAGCAGTATTATTTATTAAATCGTCAGTATCTCTTCTTGCGTTTGGTGCAAATAAATCATAATTTGTATCGTCTTGGGTTGCTAATGCAGGTGTAACTCCACTTCCACTTCCGCTTTGGCTTTCATTTAGAGTATAGGTTGCTATTGCATCTTGAGTTCTCAAATTGTCTGAAATAGTCGCCTTTAAAGAATATTTACTGTAATCTACCACTGTTTGTGCATAATCAGTAACAGTAACAAAAGTTACTTTATGAGCAGCATTCAATGTAATGCTCGCACCCAAGCCTTCGTTCATTCGAGCAAAGTATTTTGTATTATGGTCTAATTGATTTTTCTTATCCAGTGTATTAACAAACCAAAAATGTGGCCTTGCAACATGTAAGTTGTTCTGTAAATCTGCTTTTATTCCGGCAGAAAAAGCAACTGCTTTTGAAGTAATTGCTGGCCCTTTGAATAATTTAAATTTAGTTCCTTGAGCAATCTCGTTTCCTAATTTTGGCTCAAAGTCGAAAGAGTCACCCAATACATCGCTGTTTTTAATTTCTGTAATTCTAGCAAAGTGATGTTTTAAGTGGTTGTCGGAGTGAACCAAAACAAAATAGTAGTAGTCGTTTATTGTAGAGGCTATGGATGCTAAGTCCTTACCAGTTGAAGAAACGGTATCAAAACAGCGTATATTATATCCCTTAGTTACGGATAAGTTTTCATATTCGCCTTGTAGTGTAGCACCACTTACTATTTCCGAAATTACACTCTCTTCACTATCATCTGTATAAATAGCAGCAAATAAAATCTTATCACTACTAAATGTAGATTGAGTTGTCATTAGTGGATTAGTAGGAACATCAAAATTATATTCCGATGTTGAGCCAGTCTTAAATAAATCTAATGTCATAAGTCCACCTCTTCAAATCTAAAGTAAAATAATGTATCGTTATAATTTGGTAGTAAATTAGTAATAGACGGAAACCTTCTGCGAATAACAGAAGTTAAACACATTTCATGGATTTCGCCCATAAACTGCTTATTAGTGGTCGCACTAAATCTACCGTCAGCCCCACTACCATTAGCCCCAATAAATAAATCCTCATCTTCAAATGAAAATGTTCCAGATTGTGCATGAGTTCCTGATTTAACTAATAAACCATTAAAGTATATTTTTAATTCTTTAGGTGATTCAGCATAGGTGCAAGCAATATGAAACGAATTGTTAATGTATGTCGGGTCAGCATAAGTCTTACGGAAAAGTTTAGTTGTGCTACTTAGAGTGCCACTGTATGCACTGGTGAGCGTGATGGTATTTAGACTTGCATCTATTGATTCTACCGCCCCTATCGAAGTAAAAATGCCTCCTTCAATGATGAATACTTCTTCTCCTGCTACCATCATGTTAGCAGTAATAGAGGAACAGGTAATTACCTCATTGTTATCATTGTCGGTTGGATTAACAGTGGTAAATTGGTCGTATTCAACTCTACCATCTGCATTAATGCCGTAATAATCACTATCGCTAGAATAGACCCAAGACCTAGTTCTAGAAGGTAAAATAACAGAACTGTCAGTTAAAAATTCTTGAACAACCCCACTACTTAATTTAACACCCACTAATATTTTATATTCAGAAGGTTGATTAGCAGTTGTTGTAGTGGCGTTTTTTAATGAAATATAAAAATTGGTGCTAGAAAATATTCTCATTTCGTGAGTAATTCTATCAGCGACGGGTAAATATTTTTCACTTTGATAGTTAGTTAATGTAGATTCATGTCCGTTATTAGGCATAATTTTAGTTGATGCAGTAAGAGTCCTACCTCTTAAAGTAGTATCAAAAGCACCATTTATGTCATAGGGAGTAACTATTGCTTCAAAAGTAAAGTCTCCACTATGCGACCAAATACCATATCCTACATCATCAGCAGAATCCGGCACATTTTCCGAGTAATCTATTTTAACATGCCCATTACACATAACGGGGAAAACCAAAGCCCTTTGTTTTCCTGTTAAAATATCATACATTTAAATCACCTCAAGGAACAACAGATGCTACTTCAAATTCTAAAGTAAAGGTTATTTCAAAAGCCTCGGATTCAAAATTACAACTAAAAGTTCTCACAAAACCAGTAAGGCCAGTATCTGTTTCACTATCGGGAAACACTGAAAAGGGTGTTGGCACACCTAAATTATCTTTGCTTTGTGAACCACCCCTTGAACCGAAAGTTAATGGTATATTAATACCATTACTTCTTTCATTTGTATTTATTGCTGTCCAAGTTCCCCCTGCGGCTTCACAATCGGTTTTAGTTTTATGTGCAGTAATGTCACAAGTGCCACTTAGTTGATAATCACTTCTTACAAAAGAAGGCATTAAAATAACTAATTCTGAAAATGCTTGATTTTTTGCAAATCCCGTTGAATCCACACCTGCGGCAATCATCTGCGCTATTTCATGTGCTGTAAAAGTTACAAATGAATTATTACCTACATTTGTTTTTTTAATTTGAGTATCTCTAATTATCCCATTTAATGAAATACTTTTGGTAGCCATTCCTAAATCTAATGCGGCGGTAATTGATTCCCCTAATGCTACTCCAGATAAAGGCACTGGAAAAGAAGGAATTGTTTTAGTTACAGAAACACCAACACTAGTAACTTCTAAGGGAATAGTATTTATTTGTAAATCAGTTCCACTAAATGCTTGTGTTTTAAGATATACATATGTCATTTAATCACCTCATTGTTCTAGAAGCACCACTTCTGTTAATCTTCATATTAATCATATTACTTAACTCATTAGCAATTCTTTTCATTTCTTGTTTAGAAGTATCTCTTGCGTTGATAGTAATATAGTTATTGACAGTCGTTCCACCCATCATTCTATTTGTTTGATAGTTGGTTTTAACTTGCGCCCCTGCTGGTAAATTAACTAATTCCGGCCCTTGTTCACCAACCATAGTCATTCCTCCGTGACTTGTTCCACCAGTTGCTTTTTTGAAGAATTTGAAATTTGCACCAAAAAATTCTTGTAGTGCCACTATTAGCATTCCAATACCAACACCTAATGCGACAACAAATCCACCCGTTACAAAACCCATCGCAAATAAAGCAATTGCTAGTATTGCACCCACAACGCCAACCACAGCCAGTATTGCTCTTACAAATTTAGAGTCTTGAAATTTCTTATAAAGGGCAATAATGAAAGCACTAATTAAAATAATCATACCAATAGGTATAGCATAAATACCTGCTAAGGTTAAAGCAACACCAACAAAGTATTGAACTGCCATAGCAGCAACCCATAACAGACCTAATTTAACTAATGTGGGAAAAATAATGTCAATAAAATTAGTCCCTTCAAAAGCATAAGAAAACATATCAATTAGTGCATAAAAACCACCAACTAAAATTGCAAAACTTGCTTTCAATAAAACCTTCCCAATTCTAAATCCTATTTTTAAGACACTATTAAATATGCTTTCAAAATTACCAAACATGGCTTCAAAATCACCATCTATAAAATTACCAATTATTTCAAAGACCTTACCCATTATACTTACAGTCTCTTCAATAATGGCACTTATATCATCCATTATATTTAAGTCTCCCATTAAATCTGCTATTTCATATAATATTTTAGCCACCGCCATAAAGACAAATATACCTAAAATACTATATATTAAAAATTTCATTAGCATACTTAATAGTGGCTTTATTCCCCCCATTAGTTTTTGCGCTTTTTTTGCAAACTTTAAAACAAATTTATTTGTAGCCAACCTGTATGCACTGTAAGCCTTAAGCACCCTAGCAACTATTCCAAGATTTTTATTTTGGCCTCTTATTGCTCTAAATACTTCTCTCATTCCACCTGATTTAAAAGCACTTCTAATATCTTTAAAAGTAACCCTAGGTGTTTTTTTAATGTCTTTTTGTCTAAAATCTTTATATGCTTGTATTCCATCAAAAATAGATTGTAGACTTTTTCCTCTAGAAAAGTTTGATGCTAGCATATATGTGAGAGTGTAATTAGTTTTTATCATTTCTTTATTATCCGAATCTATTTTCATTTTTGCTGATGCTCTACCTTGTGGGGTAGTTAATTGTCTTTTAAACTTGGCCTGTGCCTGTTGATTAGCCTTAAATTTATCTACTCTTTCCTCATTTACCTTAAAACTAGCATTAAGTTCCTTTATTGCAGTATTGTATAATTGAGTTTCAGTCCTACCTAGCACTAATCCTCTTGCATAAGCATCAGTAGATTTTACTGCCGCCATCATTTGTTCGCTCATGGCTATGCCATTTACTTTAAACATTTCAAATTCGCTTTCTAATAGGTTTAACTCTTTTCTCATCCCTTCAAGACTTTCAATAGAATCAATAACTGCTCTATTGCTTTCTCTTTGTGCTTTTTCTGCTTTTAAAGCGTAGTTTTGAAATCCTGCTAAAATTCCTAAATATGCTCTCGCTTTATTTTGTAGTTTCCATATAGGGCTTCCCGAAGTTAAACGACTAAATACAGTCCATGCTTTACCTGCACCATCTGTTTTTGCCGCAACATCTACCATTGTTCCAAGAAAACCTTGAAATATCTTATCCCCATCTTTCATGGCGGTGTTTAAATCTTTAAGAGACTTTGCAGCCATAGTGATATTATCAGCCAAATTTAGTTCCCTCCGCTTTTTGCTTTATTTTATCCATTTCCTGAGATTCTAATTCTTTGACTGTTCCGTGAACAGTAAGTAAGTCTTTGACTAAACTCACCGGCATTTTATATACTTCTAAAGGACTAATGGCTAATGCTTTAGAAAGCATATAAACCATCATTAAAGAGACAACATTAGGGCTAGTTTCCTTGCCCTTTACTGCCCTTTCAATCATCCTTTTTTTCTTCATCCTCCTGCATCATAGACATAGGATTAGGAAGTATTTCTTTTAATTGATTCCCGACATATGGGCTTATTCTAAGCATATCGAGGGTTGAAAGTGACGGTTCAGTCTTTTCAATAAAGTTTTCAACCATATATCTATACATGGCTTGTAAGTCAATATCAAAAGACTGTGTTCTTTGGTCTATCTTCATTACTGAATTAAGTGCTTTCTCGGCTTCAAGCCAAGTAGGTTCTTTAATCCAGACTTTTAAATATTCATCTGATTCGGGAGACACTTTAATAAAGTGTTCCTTCGCTTCTACAAGTGCAAATAAAGCACTCTTATTCGTTACAATTTTCTTATTATTTAACATATTATCCACCTTCAAAAACCAACAAACAAACAAACGGTGTGTTGGTGGAATATGATTACTCTAATTTAGATTCCTTTTTTGGAGTCACCTTTGGAGTATCTTTCTTAGCAGGTTTCTTTTTAGAAGCCGCTTTTAATCTTTCTTGAATTAAAATTCCCTTTTCTGCTTTTGAAACCATTTAATCACCCCTGTAAAACCCAATGTGTTTTAACTGTGCAAGAGTTTAAGGTTCTTGGCATAACAGTTCCTTCTACGGTAATTGGGCCTTTATCATCAGGTATAGTAAAATTAGCAGCACTTAAATAGTAATCTTGTAATTTAATTAAAATTTGTTCACCGTTGGCTTTATCGAATTGTAAAGTAAGAAGAGTTGAAGAAGTGTCTCCTACTTCTGTTTGATTTAACAATTCTTCAAATAATTTGTCATCAGTTACCATAGCGGTAAAAGCAACTTCATAGTTTCTTTGTGCAGGAATTGCTTCTTTGATTGACTTATTACCCACACCAATGAATCTTTTGTCTTGTAGATTATTGTTAATAGTAAGAGTTAAATTTGTGACCTTCAAGAATTGTTGCCCAAAGATACTGAATAGACCACTTGAGAAGAAGAAAGGTTCTAAAAGTTCAGCATCGAAATCAGTAGTGCTTGTATTGTTAGCCTGTTCATAATTAAACAATTGGCGGTTATCTGATATTCCACCTCTTGCTTCATAGTTCTCACCTTGTTCTAATTTATGAACTGCTCTTGAATTTAAATCTAAAGTCATTTTAACCTCTTCATTTTCATTAGCGGTCATTGTCAAAGTATTTACACGGTTTCCTCTAGCAATACGAACAAAGGTAGTATCTTCCGAAGCACCATCAGTTGCATTAGTAGTTAATGTTGTAGACTTAGCCATAGTTTGTTCTAAAGCAAACGAAGGTAGTATTTCTCCATTCGCTTCCTCAAACTTGTATGTTATAGAATTTGCTAGACCTGTTGCACTTGAAGTCGTTCTGTTTAATAACTCCATATTGGTATTAATGTCAAAACCATGAAGCAAAGGAGGAACTAAAGTATTTCCTCCCCTTGTAGTTTTGTAAAAGAATGGGCCTTGTGACAGAAATTCACTTGAGGTAATTGTTCCTGTTTCAGCACCACCATTTGTAGTATCAAGATAAACATTTCTTCTATCATCTTTAGTTGTATTTGCACCATGTCCAGTTAATTTATTAGCAGGGTAATTTGCTTCAAAAGTAGCAGTAATTTCTGTGCATTTTCCTAAAGCATAATATAAAAATGCACCATGATTAGCCACTAATGCTAAATTACCGCCCGAAGCAGTTTCAATGCCTTTATATTGATGAGTAAAGTTTCGAGAGCCACCAAGAGAAAGATTCATTTGTTTCATTTCTACTTCTACATTAGGGAAAGAGGAAGTTTCTAAAAGACCAAGCCAATTATCAGCATTGAGTCTTTTAGTTGAGCCTGAATATAAACCAACACAAGGCGCACCATATCCTTTAATATGGATAAAATCTCCATCTGCTAAAGTAATATCACTAGAAATAGCAGGAGTAATGACAATAGTATTAGCGGTATTGCTTGTAATAGTATGTGTTGATTGGGGAATAGTAGTGCCGTCGGTAGCATCAGCGTCATAAAACTCAACGACACAACCAACATATAGATTATTTACCATCAAAAAATGTGCTTCCCAATCATTATGTGCTTCTAGTGATGAACGAGTTGTTGGGCTACTATGGTTAATCGGTATATACAAATCCACTTCGGGAATCATAGTTAAACTGGCTTGGCTTCCTAAAAATATATCTTCTGCTGACATGTTACTTCTCTCCTTTCCTTTACAAACTTACTAAGGGAGTGTTAATGCGAATCTTTTTGCTTCTATTGTTAATTTATAGCCGAATAAACGCTTACTACGGTCATTACTTTCACTTCTTGAACCAACAAATAATTGATTAAACTTAGACCCATCACTCGCAGTATATCCGGTTCGGCTACGCTCAAGTGCATGACGGGCGACCAAGTATAAAGCCCTTAGCCTATCCCTGCCAAAATTAGCATCTGTTCCTGCCCTTTCATCGTGAATCGTTCTTATGTGCATAGTAAATGAATATGTTTCATTTCTAACATCAAAGTGAACAGTGGGGTATTCTAGGCTTTGAGAGTCTTCAAAAAAGATAATGACATCTTTTGCAGTCAAATCGTAACGAACACCTTTATTCTTTTGTAGGGTTCTTACATCAACAAAGTTTGGAATAGCCACATGGTCGGCTGTAATCGTTCCGGCTTGCTGTAAAGTAGTAGCGGAAGAAGACCAATTGCTGCTTACTAAATCTATGAGAAGACTGACTTCATCCATTCATTCACCCCATTACTTATTTTTTTGTTGATAGCATTAACGAAGTTTTCCTCTGCGTTTTTTACCATTTCCTCATCACTAAATGTAATATCAATTCCTAATATTTCAGATAATTCTTTTAATGCCAATTGTCTTTCTTTTTCTATATCCAAGTATTCTTGGAACTCTTTAACTCCAATATTTGAGAACATATCAATCAATTAAGAAAACCAAATCTGCTTTGCCCTTGAGCGTGTCATACGCTTCTTTTGTGAGTATATCATACTTTTCCTTCGTGGTTATGTTGCCACCAGTTTCAGCGATTAAAATAGTTTGGTCGTCATGTCTAAGCAATTCTGCCGCAACTAACATAGTTGTTGCTCTATGAATACTTGACGGAACTCGACCATCTCCTGCAATATAAGTGC